CAAGAATCAACACTCTCTTTGAGAAATACTACTGTTGAAACTGTAGACTCCAGTCAATCGAGAAGTCTTGGTAATAATTTCACATCTAATATCGGGCAAAATTTTATTACCAATGTTATACGAAGACCAACTCCACCACCTCGGCCGCAAAATAATGCACGAGACCCTCTCGCACAAACATTCCGTGTTGATGATGAGACTGGAATTTTTATCACCAAAGTCAATGTATTCTTCCAGTCAAAAGATGCAAACACTCCAGCAACTTTCCAGTTGAGAGAATGTAAACTTGGAACACCAACAGAGACTGTTCTTGCTTTCTCTGAAGTTGATATTGAACCTGCAGACGTAACAGTCAGTGATGATGGTTCTGTTCCATATACTATTACATTACCATCTCCAGTATACCTAAACGGTGGAACTGAATACGCTATGGTTCTACTGTCACACTCGGTTGAGTGGAGAGTATGGATTAGTAGATTAGGTGAGGCTGACGTAAGAACTGTAGACCAAGAGGCTGGTCAGATTCTTGTAACAGAACAACCTCTTCTTGGTTCTTTGTTTAAATCTCAAAATGCTTCAGTATGGACTCCAAGTCAGTATGAAGACCTTAAGTTTGAGATGTTTAGAGCTTCGTTTAGTCCATCTGGTAACGTTCAGTTCTTTAATCCAAATCTACCCACATCACTTTCACAGATTGATCCAACTGGTCTCTCTATGAATTCTAGAGAAATTAGGGTTGGTCTTGGAACTACAGTTCAAGATACTGACCTAACTGTAGGTAATACTGTTAAACAACTCAATATTGGCGCAACTGGTACGTTGGTCGCATTTGCAGGATCTGCAACATCAAGTCTTTCACTTACAAACACTGGTAGTGGATATGTACCGGCAAGTGGTAGTCAATCTTATACTGGAGTTGCACTAACTTCGATTACCGGTAAGGGATTGAATGCTACTGCAAATATTACTATTACTGATGGTTCTGCTACTGCGGCAACTATAAACAATGGTGGTGTTGGTTATGTTGTTGGGGACGTATTAACCCCAGTCAACTTGGGTGGTGTTAATCTTGGTTCTGGAATGCAACTTTCTGTTAATGCAATTCTTGGAAATAACACTTTGATATTGGATAATGTTCAAGGCAACTTTATCGCTAATGCAAGTTACCCACTATACTATGATAACAATAGTGGTATTACGACAGAACTTAATTCTAGTGTTGGTGGAGATGTAATTCCAGTTTCTCCAATAAACGTCGTAACCAATGGTGATTATATTAAGGTGTTCCAAAGAAATCATGGTCTATACTCGAATGTAAATAGACTTGATCTCGCCGAAGTAGCTTCAGATACTATACCAACCGGTCTTGCTCAAGAATATTCGTTCAATTCAACTTCATTTATTGTTCTTGATGGTGGAGAAAGTGAATTCACTACATTTGAAAATATTGGAGTTGGTGCTACTAACCCCGGTTACATTAAGATCGGAGATGAAATTATCAGTTACAATGGTATTAATGGTAGAACATTGACGGGTATTGTAAGAGGAGTAGATAATACGACGATTGCAACTCATGATATGGGAGAACTTGTTACTAAGTATCAATTGAATGGTGTTTCGCTGAGAAGAATTAATAGACAACATCTACTTTCAAATGTCAATGCAAGTGATTTGGTAGAGGCACCTATTGGTTTGGATTACTATTACATCAAAGTTCAGATGAATGTTGGTGGTGTGAATAGAGCACCTGGTAATGCAGATGGTTTCCCACCTTTATACTTCAATGAAAGAACTGTTGGTGGTGGTCCAGATGTCACAGGTTCCTATAACCTACCTTTCTCGTTGATTACACCAAAAGTGACTACAATCACACCAACTGGTACTAATATTATCACTCAAGTAAGAACAGTCTCTGCATCAAGTATTTCTGGAAATCAACAGTCATATGTCGATGAGGGTTACGAACAAATCAATATCTTCAGTAAAAATTACTTCAACTCTCAGAGAATGATTGCATCACCACTGAATGAGTCTCTATATTTGAATAGTGACACATATCCTGGTCAGAAATCATTCTCCATGTTGTTCAGTATGTTTAGTACTGATGACAGATTGAGTCCTGCAATTGACCTGGATAACGCTTCTGTAGTCTTTACTTCAAATAGAGTAAATAAACCAGTTACTAATTATGCATCTGACTTTAGAGTCAATGGTACGGAGACTGACCCAAACTCGTTCGTATATGTTTCCAAGAATATTGTTCTTGAGAATCCTGCAACTTCTCTTCAAGTTATATTGGATGCATACATTTCTAATAACAATGATATTAGATTGTTCTATGCGGTGAATCAAGACACTAAACCGGAAGAGACAGTCTTTATCCCATTCCCAGGATATTCGAATGTTGCAAGTAATGGTGCTATTATTGATATCTCAAACAATAATGGTACATCTGATGTAAAAGTACCTAAGATTGATTCCTATCAACCAGAGCCGTCTGTGAACCTCTACAAGGAGTATAAATTCACAATAAATGACTTAGTACCATTTGGTTCTTTCCGTATCAAGATAGTGGGTACATCGACTGATCAGTCCAATGCTCCACTGATAAGAAACCTTCGTGCAATTTCGTTCGCTTGATATGAAACAGTTGATACCAGTAGAAGGAATGGAAGGTTATTTTAGAGACTCCTCAACCGGAGCCATTCTTAATAAAAATAACCTTGAGTTCCAAGCTTATGTAAAAAATAGGGATAACATGACTAAGGAGAGACAAAGAATTGATTCTCTTCAGAGTGAAGTGTTGTCTCTAAAAGGTGATATGAGTGATATTAAGAATTTGCTTTCAGATATTACATCGATGTTAAGACCAGACTATAAATAGTCAATATAGAAGTTCTTATATAAATGGCTCAGCCTACCACCAGACAAGAATTTACCGATTATGTTTTGAGACAACTTGGTGCTCCTGTTTTGGAGGTCAATGTTGCTGACGAACAGGTTCAAGATCTTATTGATGATGCAATTCAATATTTCAATGAGAGACACTTTGATGGTGTTACCCAGGTATATTTGAAGTATCAGATAACTCAAGACGATGTTAACAGGGGAAGAGCAAGACCACCTGGTGCTCCTCAAAACGAGAGTGGAACTACTGGTATTGCGTCAACATCAGCTACTGCAAATATTGTAGGAACTGCAACAACATTTACATACTATCAAAACAGTAATTATATACAACTTCCACCCTCAATCATTGGAGTGAATAAAGCATTTCAGTTTGGTGGTGGAATGGGACAAGGAATGTTCAATGTCAAGTATCAAATGATGTTGAATGATTTTATTGGTCTCAATGGATGGGGTGCTTCGGGGTATGATTTGACATCGTACTCGATGACGATGAGTTATTTGGAGACAGTTAACTTTATTCTAAACACTCACAAACAGATTAGATTTAATCAGAGAACTGATAGGTTGTATTTGGATATTGATTGGAGTGAGTTACAGGTTGGTGAGTTTCTTGTTCTTGATTGTTGGGCAGCAAATGACCCTAATGAGTATTCGAGAATTTGGAACGATTCGTTCTTGAAACCATATGTAACTGCCCTTGTTAAAAAACAGTGGGGTCAGAATTTGATTAAGTTCCAGGGTGTGAAACTTCCAGGTGGTATTGAATTTAATGGAAGACAAATATATGAAGACGGTCAAGCAGATCTTGATAAGATCCAAGAGAAGATGATGAGTACATATGAACTTCCACCTTTAGATCTTATTGGCTAATACATTATGCTCAACCCATTTTTCCTGAACGGTAGTAAAACTGAGCAGAATCTAGTCCAGAGTCTTGTCAACGAACAGTTGAGGATGTATGGAATAGAAGTCTATTACTTACCCAGAAGGTATGTTACAACGAATACTGTTATCAAAGAAGTTATTCAATCTGACTTCACTAATGCATATCCTATTGAAGCGTATGTAGATAACTATGAAGGATATACTGGTCAGGGAAGTATTCTCTCGAAATTTGGTATTGAAAATAGAGATGACTTACAACTTGTCATTTCAAAAGAAAGATATGAGAATTATATTACACCACTGATTAAAGATGTTCCAGATATTGAACTTTCGACACGACCAAAAGAGGGTGACTTAATATACTTCCCTCTTGGGGATAGGTTATTTGAAATTAAGTTTGTAGAACATGAACAACCCTTCTATCAACTCAAGAAGACATATGTCTATGAGTTAAGATGTGAACTCTTCCGTTATGAAGACGAAGTTATTGATACTGGTATTGAAGATATTGATGATGAGATTGCACAGATTGGTTACATTCAGACACTAACACTAATTGGTGCTGGTAGATCTGCAACAGCAACCGCACAGGTATGTCCAGCAGGTGCAGTGAGTCAGGTAACCATTACCAATATGGGTAAGGATTATGTGACACAACCTCAAGTTGGTTTCTCTTCAGCACCTCCAGGAGGAATTACTGCTACAGGTATTGCATCACTATCTTACAACTATCCAAATTGCAATGGTATAGGTGGTAGAATTTCTGCTATTCATATGACAGATGCTGGTTGTGGATATAATGTTGCACCTTGGGTATCAATAACTGGAGATACTGGTGTTGGTGCAGCTGCAACTACTGGTATTTCTACAGACGGTTCTGTTCGTAAAATCACAGTTACCGATGGTGGTTCTGGATATATCAAACCACCTAATGTTTCTATTGGTTTGACCGCAGGTACCTATCCACTATTCAGTGATACTAATTATTATTGGGATTCTTCTGTTACAACATTCGATTCATTCTACCCATCACCATCTAGATATGCAGTTGGTCTTGCTACAATTAGTGCAGGTATTGTTACAGCAATTTATGTTATTGATGGTGGTTCTGGATATGACACCAACCCAGTCGTAATTATTGATCCGCCGTTTGTCGATAATCCTGATATTAGTGTTGGTGGAATGTTCGTATTTAATGAGATTGTAACCGGTTCTCTATCTGGTACAACTGCAAGGGTCAAGGAATGGAATGGTGTTACAAATATTATGGAGATCAGTATTGTAAGTGGTAATTTTGTTCCACAAGAATATATAACCGGTAGTACATCTGGAGCAAAGTATGTAATTGGTTCTGTAAATACTGATGATTTAGTCACACCATTTGCAGATAATGATAACATTGAGTCAGAAGCAAAAACAATTTTAGATTTCTCAACATCCAATCCATTTGGTATGCCCTGATAAATAGAAGTATATGTCTTCAAAGTAATGTTTGAATATTTTTACAATGAGATCTTTAGATCTGTAATTATTGGATTTGGTTCTTTATTCAATGGAATCCAAATTCAACATAAAGATGAGAATGACTCCACCTTTAGTGTCATCAAAGTTCCTCTTGCTTACGGACCTACTCAAAAATTTCTTGCAAGACTGAAACAGAACCCAGACTTGAATGCACCAGTTCAAATGACACTTCCGAGGATGTCATTTGAATTTACAAATCTGGCATATGATTCCTCAAGAAAATCAACACAAACGCAGACAGTAGTTTATACAAGTTCTGATGGAACAGAGACGAAGAAAGGATATCTTCCTGTTCCATATAACATGACAATCACTCTTTCAATTTACACCAAATTGAATGATGATATGCTTCAAATTATTGAACAAATTGTTCCTTACTTTCAACCAGGATATACCCTTCCTATCAAGTTCTTGGGTAATCTGAATGAAGTAATCAATGTTCCGGTTCAACTGGATAACATTGTTATGAGTGATGATTATGAAGGTAATTTTGATACAAGAAGAGCACTTATATACACTCTGACATTTACGGCAAAGACTTATGTCTTTGGTCCTCTTAAGGATGTTTCTTCGGACATCATCAAAAAGGTTTCTATTGGTTATGTTGCTGGTTCCACCAGTGGTAATTCATATGAAAGAGATGTTACATATCAAGTTACTCCAAGGGCAGTTAAAGATTATGATGGTGTAGTTGCAACTCTACTTTCGGAGAATGTTGATATGGTAGAAACCATCATTGATGTTGATGATGGAACTAAGATTCCAGAGAAGTCATATATTTACATTGGTCAAGAAGAAATGTATGTGGAGAATGTGACAGGAAATAGACTAGTAGTTAAGAGAGCTCAAGATAAGTCACCACTACAAAATCATTTACTTGGAGAGAAAGTATATACAATAACTCAATCGGATAATGAACAAATTGAAGTTGGTGACAATTTCGGTTTTGATGGAAATCTTTTCTGAGGTAAATCATGGATAAGTATGAAAAGCTCAATGAAACTTTTGATGTTGAACCAATAGAGGTAACACCAGAAAAGAATGTTATTGAGAAGAGAATTGAAAGGTATGAAAATTCCAAGGAAGATATTCGTAAAGACTACGAATATACCAGAGGTAATTTATACTCAATCATTGAAAAGGGTCAGGAAGCAATCAATGGTATTCTTGAACTAGCTCAAGAAAGTGAGATGCCGAGAGCATATGAAGTTGCTGGTCAATTAATTAAGAGTGTCTCTGATGCAACTGATAAGTTGATGGACCTTCAGAAGAAGTTGAAAGATGTTAATAAGGAAGAGGAATTGAAAGGACCAACAACCGTCAATAATGCTCTTTTTGTTGGTTCAACTGCAGACCTTCAGAAGATGTTAAAGAATGCAGGTAAGGACCTAAATACTTAAAAAAATACAATGGCTGCTGAATCAGTAAATATACAAATCGACAAAGGTACAGATTTTTCACAGAATTTTGTGATGAAAAATCCTGACCAGACTATTATCGATTTGACTGGTTACACTGGGGTTTCTAAAATTAGAAAATATCCAGAAGATGTACTCAATGTTCAGAGTTTTACTGTAGGTATTGCATCAACTACCGGAACAATTACGTTGTCGATGGGAACTTCAATTACATCGAATTTGACTGTAGGTAGAAACTACTATGATATTCTTGTAACCTCTGGTTCGAATGTAGTATCGAAGGTTTTTGAGGGTTCAGTTATTGTGAATTCAACTATATCTGTGTAAAAATGGATAACTTAGGAGATTTCTTTTCTCTTATTGGTGAAGAGAAGAAAAAAAGTAAAGAAAAGAATAAAGAAATACTTGGGGAGGTATCCCTTGGAGACCTTTTCTCAAGTTTGAGTGAAGAAAAACGGAAGGTTAAAGAAAAAAACTTAAAAAAAGAAAAAGAACTAGATAAAATTAAAAAAGATGCTAAGATTTTTGAAGCATTTTTGTTCAATGAAACCCCGAAGGTAGAACAAAGTGCGATAAAAGCAGTAAAGGTTTTAGAAACTGAACTGGTAAATCTTAAAAGTACATCTTATAAGTCAATTGATAGACTTATGAGAGGGATTAGTGCAGAGTATAATATTACACCAACCAAATTACATAATCAATTTAAAGAAAAACATAATCTTATACCTGATGATTGGGTAAAACAACAGAAGGAAGAAGTAGATACTAGTAACTGGAAGGATGATTATAAACCACTTAAGATAGAAACTGAAGATATTATCACACCAGAACCATTAAAACCAACAGAAGGTCTTGGTAGTGAGATAGTATCTAAAGAAGAAAGTACTATTGATAAAACTCTTGAGATTTTGGAACAATTGATTCCAGAAGAAGAACAACTCAATGAGTCTGAAACTGAGATGGCTCGAATGAAGCGTGAGGTTGGCCAACTTCGTAAGATGTTTTATCAAACCATTCAGAAGGTTGAAGTCCAAGGTGGTGGTGGTGAAGTCAGACTTGAATTCTTGGATGATGTTGACAGAGACAGTGCCAAGGTCAATGACAAAGTACTTAAATATCAAACATCTACTGGTAAGTGGGTTGGTGCTGATGCAGGTTATGCACATACTGCAGGTATCTCCACAACATCAGAATTTGCAACTAACTCAAGTTATGCCCATGTTGCTGGTATTGCAACTTATGCGACCACTGCAGGAGTTGCAACTAATGCACAAGGTCTGACTGGCATACCAAATATTATTGTTAATAGTCTGACTGCACAAAAGGCGGACATCATAAGTAATATCAACATAACTGGTATTGCTACTGTTGGCTTTATTTCAGCTAGTAATGCTACTATTTCTGGTATTATTACTTCACAGAGCTTTGATTCTTTATCAGATAGGCGTGTTAAGGAGAATATAAGAGTTATTGCTAGTCCACTGGATAAGGTTTCCAAGTTGAATGGTGTTCACTTTGACTTCATTAACACCCATAAGCCTTCTATGGGTGTTATTGCTCAGGAAGTTGAAGAGGTATTCCCCGAGCTAATTGCAGGTTCTTTCCCCAAATCAGTGAACTACAATGGTTTGATTGGTCTATTGATTGAGTCTGTTAAAGAGCTCAAAGATGAGAATGAACTTCTCAAATCTAGGTTAGATAAACTCGAAGCAAGATAGAATATAAATATATAATGAACTACTTGATGTAGTTTATTTTGTATGTACATTCAATAATGACATTTATGTAGACCAGATTAGAAGAAAGACTGGCAATAGTACAAACACAAAAATCCAGTTGAATGCTGGACAGATGAAACTTTTTGCAGGTAATGGAACTACTGCAAAAATATCTCTGATATTGTCTCCTGCAGTAATTGAAGTAACAAACCCAGACGCAAGGTCTGTACCATTACCTAAAAAGTTATATAACTCACTAAAATTTTTATTTGTCTTATCTCCTGCTTGAAAAAGGGTATCTCCGGTTCCGTCATTTGGAGCAGTACCGGTATTAATACCAAGTCTCGCCATCTTTATTAGGTATCTGTTAGTATTAGTATTTAGTTATAAATAATAAAACAGAACTCTTTCTTTGATATGCAGGAAGGTAATCTACATAAGTGGTTTAAGGGATCCAAGTCTAAAGACGGTAAGTCTGGTTGGGTCAATGTAGTCACTGGTGGTACTTGTGCTAGTGATAAACCAGGTGAAGGAACACCTAAATGTGTATCTTCTTCAAAGAGGGCCAGTATGACTCCTGCCGAAAGGAAGTCTGCACAAAGAAGAAAGAAAGCTGCAGACCCAAACCAACAATCAAAGTCTGGTGCTGCAAAACCAACTTACGTTTCAACTGACAAACCAAAGAAGAAAATGAAGGAAGAAATGGAAATCAACGAAGCGGACAAAAAGGGTAAAAGTAGTGGTAAGAAGGATGCATGTTACCACAAGGTAAAGGCATCTGCTTCTGTATGGCCTTCTGCTTATGCTTCTGGTCGTTTGGTTCAGTGTCGTAAGAAAGGTGCTGCCAACTATGGTAAGTCAAAGAAGAACGAAGAATTCATGGCTCTTCCAGAATTCACTGACCTTCAAATCAGATGTATGAAAGCCGCAGGTGTTGAAGTAGAAGTTCTTGATGAGAAGTGTTGGGTTGGGTATACCCAGAAGGGTATGAAGAAGAAGGGTAAAAAAGTAGTCCCTAATTGTGTTCCTGTTGGTGAAGGATATGCACCTGGTGATGTAGATCAGAAAGTCGGTGCTGTCACTGCTATTCCTAAGAGCGAACAAGATGCTGCCAGAGCAAGATTACTTGCCAAGACAAAGGCAAAAATGAAGAAGGAAGAAGTTGAGATTGAAGAAGCAACCAGAGTTCCTGCACAGAATGGTAATGTTTACTTGGTAGGTTTTACCTGGAGAGGTAAGTATATGATGATGAAACTCTTCTTCCCTGAAGTTAAGAGACCATCTAGAAAAGAAGTTACTAGTGCTCTTGAGAAGATTTATCCTGGTTGTTATCTTCAAAGATTTGACCTTGCACCATACAACCCAAGTGAGCCTATGATTAATGTAGGTGTCCGTGAAGAAGTAGAAGAACTCGAAGAGAAGTCTGCTGCATGGCAGAGAAAGGAAGGTAAGAACAAAGAAGGTGGATTGAACGAGAAAGGACGTAAGTCTTACGAACGTGAAAATCCTGGTTCTGATCTCAAGGCTCCTCAACCTGAAGGGGGTCCTAGAAAAAGATCCTTCTGTGCAAGAATGGGTGGAGTCAAGGGACCAATGAAGAAACCTAATGGCGAACCCACTCGTAAGGCTCTTGCTCTTAGAAAGTGGAAGTGCTGATGAAAGACTTTAAAGATTTTATACAGGAATCAGTCACTATTCATGGTGACTTTAATGGAACACTCAATGTAGGTGGTGATAATTCTGTCTCTCCAGAACAGCAGGTGGAAGAGAACTATAAGTATCTTGCAGACTTTGTTTGGATGGGTAGTATTTACAGAGTACAGTTAGAACAGGCTGACTCAGTAAGACTACCAACTAATCAGGAATTAGCAGAACAACTTCAAGGTGAATATCCTGGAGCAATTGTTCAAAGAGTATATCCAGTAGAACAAAAACCAACAGTGAAATTTGGTGATGTAAGAAGATATCACCCTGGCAAATTACAGTGGGAAAATTATGGCACAGTGGAATAAGAATACACAAGATTATCTAAACCAGGAGAGAACACTTCACGAAGTTTACATGTGTGCCGACAGATACGGCAACATTGGTGATTGTGGAGTAACTACTGGCACAAGTGGTGGATCAGTTGATGCTTTTGGAAGATCAAGAGTATCGATGCCATATACTCTTGCCGACTATACACACATTTATGGTGAAGAAGTAGAACTTCTTACGAAAACTGTTGGTGCTGGTGCTACAACCGAAGTAAATCCAAATACAGCATCTATTGCATTAATTGTTGGAACTGGTGCAACGGATCAGGTTATTCACCAATCTAGAATGTATCACCATTACATGCCAGGTAAGTCTCAATCTATAATGGCAAGTTTTAATTTTCTTGATGTAAGAGAAAATACAACAAAGAAAGTGGGATATTATGATGATAGAAATGGTATATTTGTTCAACAAGAAGGAGACGGAACTGTTTCTGTTGTAAAAAGATCTTTTAATACTGGAATTGCCAGTGATACAGTTGTTAATCAGGTTAATTGGAATTTAGATCCTATGGATGGTACTGGTATTACCAGTATATCTTTGGACTTCACTAAAACACAGTTGTTTGCAACAGACTTTCAGTGGTTGGGTGTGGGTAGGATAAGATGTGGATTTGTTCTGGGTGGGAGAACTATATACTTCCACGAATTCAATCATTCAAATATTGAAGAACATGCATATTGGTCACTTCCATCACTTCCAATTAGATGTGAGATTGCTAATACAGGAGCTGCTGTTGGTATTACATCAATGGAACAAATCTGTTCCACTGTATTGAGTGAAGGTGGATATAAAGAAACAGGTGTTGAATTTGCAGCGTTTAATGGACCAATTACCTTATCAAGAAATACACAAAGCACATTTAGACAATGTGTAGGTGCTATTAGACTATCTAATACATTCAAAGGAATTCCAAATAGAACAACAGTTAGATTGACTGATATTGAAGTATTGAGTGCTTCCACAAGTTGTAGACTTGAGATTTGGAGATTACCAAGTAACGATAATATTACAGGTGGAACTTGGGAAAGTACTAACGATGATTCTGCAGTTGAATATAATGTTACAGCAGGAACTAATTTTACAACAACTGGTGGAGACTTGAAAAACGCATCATTACTTGCTGCAAATAATCCATCAGGAAAACAAGCATCATCCACAGTTGCGTTTGATCCAACCTCGGCTAAAAGATCTTATATTGCACAAAACATTGATGCCGATGATAGTAACATCTTTGCTATTATTGTAACAAATTTGTCTGATAATACTGATACAGATATTTACAATGCATTTCAGTGGAGAGAAACTAGGTAATTTTTATGAGTAATGATGTTTATTTAGGAAATCCGCTGCTGAAAAAGGCGAATACCGCGATTGAGTTTACACAAGAGAATATTGAAGAGTATATCAAATGTAAACAGGATCCGGTATACTTTGCAAATAATTATGTAAAGATTGTGACCTTGGACCATGGTCTTCAGCCATTCAAGACTTATGATTTCCAAGAAAAGTTAATTACCAACTTCCAT